CCTTGTTCAATTTGTGCTTCTAAAATTTTAAACCATAAATCTTGTGCATTTATTTGTTTTGTATATTTTTCCTCATTTTCATATTTTTCATACAATTCTTCGAATTCTTTACCATATACATCACTTAATCCTCTACATTTATCAGGACACATAAGAGACCATTTTTTATTTTCTTTTACTCTTTTCATAAATAAATCAGATACCCATAATGCTAAAAATAAATCACGACATCTTTCTTCTTCACTACCATGATTCTTCTTTAATTCTAAAAATGCTTCAATATCATTATGCCATGTTTCTAAATAAACAGCTATACTCCCAAGTCTTTTTCCTGCTTGATCTACATACCTCGCTGTATTATTAAATACACGAAGCATTGGAATAATTCCGTTTGATGTACCGTTTGTTCCTCTAATATGACTTCCTTTTGAACGGACTTGATGAATATGAATACCAATTCCTCCAGCATATTTAGAAATTAATGCCATTTCTTTCAAAGAATCATATATACCACTGATACTATCATCATTAACACTGCATAAAAAACAACTACTTAATTGCTGTCTTCTTGTTCCAGAATTAAATAATGTTGGTGTTGCGTGTGTGAAAAATTTTTTACTCATTAAATCATATGTTTCTAAAACATCTTTAATATCATTTCCATGAATTCCGATCGCAACTCTCATCCATAAATGTTGTGGTCTTTCAATAATTTTTTTATTAATTTTAATTAAATATGCTCTTTCTAAAGTTTTGAATCCAAAATAATCAAATAAAAAATCACGCTGATAATCAATATAATTATTTAATTTTTCTTTATTATTATTAACAATTTCATATAATTCATCTGAAACTAATGGAGAATCTTCTCCATGAATATCTTTGTTATTATATAATATTTGAATTGTTTCTGAAAAAGAAGGGGATGTATTTTTTTGATGATTAGATATGATTATTCTTGATGCCAAAACACTATAATCAGGATTATCTATTGACATACTGCTTGATAAATATGCTGCTAATTCATCTAATTCATATGTATTAACACCGTCATAAATACGAGAACATACTTTCTGTGCTAATTCATAAACATTGATATTTAAATCTGATGACAAATTTTTTAGTCTATTTAATACTTTATCAAAACTAACATCTTCGCATTGTGTATTTCTTTTAATTACGTGCATTTATTATATTTATATATAATATAATTTATTTTTATATATAAATATTAATTATTTATTGATTGTTATATTATTTTATATTATTAGAACACATATCATAACATATAAAATAATAATCATTAAATATTTATATTTAACTTAATATTCTTTTCCATTTTTAATAAATAAAACCAATAAATATACAATTATTATGTTAGTATTTTTTATATATTTAATAATACTTTAAGAACACTTATTTAATTTTTTGTAAAATAGATTTTTCCATTTATCATATATTTTAATATATTTTCTAATACAGTAATTATGTATTAATATTTCATAATATTGTAATTTTTTTTTAATTTTGAAAATATTATTTATATAAATTAAACTATTTTCATAATTATTAACATCATTTAAAAAATAATAGTTTTTATTATTATTATTATTATTATTATAATTTTTAATAATTAATAGATAATCATCGTTAATAATCTCTGTATATACCTTCATTAAAAAATGATTATTTTATTTAATATATCATTTTTTAATTTAAGTAATGAAAGAATTATCTAATGAAATTAAAGAAGTTTTAAAAAAAATTAATGAATGTTGTATTAAAATTACAGAACAAAAAAAATTAAATTGTAAATTTGAAAAATTAGAATTTTTAGAAAAAGAAGGGTTTTATAAACAATATCCAAATACTAAATTTACTGAATAACACATTTTGACTGATTTAAGTTTTTTATCATATAAGTATCTTTTAATTGATATCCTAATTTTTTATAATAGTTTCTGACACCAGTACCACTAATGATTGCCATTTTTGTATATCCATTTTCAAATGCTATTCTTTCTGCTTCAAATACTAGTTTTTTTCCATAACCTTTGTGTTGCATTGATTCTTCAATATTATTTCCAACATTATTTAAATTAGAATATACATGTAATTCTCTAATTAATGCCATATCTTTAAGAATTTCTAATCTATTTTCATTATTTTTACTCAATCGTAGTCTAATAAATCCAATTAAGTAATTATCTGTTTCATATGATATAAAATATTCTTTACCATCCGAACCATCATATTCTTCCATAGTTAGTTTTATATGATCGGGGTTTACAATATTATTACCAACTTCCCTACATCTAATACATTTACAAGACCAGTTATTTTTTTTCATATCATTTTGTAATAATTGTCGCATATTAACAAATTTATGACTATATCCACCCGATATATAAGTACTTGGAATATCTCTTATAATTCTATTCAGTCTTTTCCATTTTTGTACTTTTTGTTTAAAATCTTTAATTAATATAAATAATTTTGAATCATCATAAGGAATATATGAACCTTCTTCGTGCCATTTTTTAATTTTTGTCCACGGTACAATTGCCGTCGGGTATATTTTGTATTGATCAACTTGTAATCTTGGATCATATAATGAATCATTTAACATTTTAACATCCATTTCATAATTAGATCCTGGTAGATTTGGCATTAAATGTATATCGACTTTATAACAATTATCTTTTAATAATTTAATTGCCTCATATACACATTCAATGTTATGACCTCTATTGATTTTTTTAAGAACACTATTGTCAGTATGTTGTACACCAAGTTGAATTCTTGTGCAATTATATTTTCTAAATTTTTTGATTTCATTTAAATTAATAGTATCAGGTCGTGTTTCTAATGTTAATCCAATGATATGAATATTACTTTCTTCTTGATTAATACGAATTTCTTCTTCTAGAGATAAAACATCTCTTTTGTAAATATTAATAAATACATTTGCACTGTAATACAATTTTGTAATGAAATCATCCCTATATTGTTCAGGATATTCACTCCATGTTCCACCTAAAACAATAATTTCCAATTTATCTAATGCATGTCCCATTTCTTTTAATGTACTAAGTCTTGCATTCATTTGCTTAATAGGATCAAAATCGTTATCATTTGCTCTTAAAACAGCTGGTTCGGAAAATAAATAACTTCTAGGTTGATCAGTCCAATTATTACCTTCGTGTGCTTTTTCATTAGGACAATATGCACAATCATGTTTACATGAAAATTTACCAATTTGTAAATTACCATCGTCGTCAATATATTGAGGATGTGCCGATGTTAATACAGTAATGACTAATACACCAGAATCTGATTTTTGTTTTTTTTTTATCATTAAATTTTTAATTTTTATATTATCAATATTTAATTCTTCATATAATTTAATTAAATCACAATTAGATAAACTAATTTTATATTTTCTTTGCATTTTTTTTTGAAAAATAATAACATCTTTTTTACTATCAAAACATTGATATACAGATTGGAAATCATTTAGTAAATTTGACCATATATCTTTGTCAATATTATTTTTTTTATATTTTTTATTAATATCTTCAATATCAATACTGCACATTATTTAATAATACAAATATAAGATTTTTATCATTTTTTAATTTATTTAGAAAAAAATGATAATTAATATATATTTTTTATATCATAATGTCATTACTTCAATTGATTGATGATTTACCAACTGATATTCTTCTTGAATGTGCAAAATATATATATTTACCACCAAATAAATTATTACAAGAAATAAATCATTATGGAAAAGTAAAAGTTTCTATTGAATTATTAAAAACCTATAGATTAAATGATTTAATTAAAATTCATAAAGAATTATTAAAATCTTGGTATGAAATTTATGCTAAAGTATATTTAAATGATGTGGAAAGTGATCAAGAGGCAGTATGTGATATTGTATTTTCATATGAAAAAAATGATTTTAATAGAATTATAAATAAATTTATAAAGGAATTGATAATGATATTACCGTCAAATATATCAAATTTAATAATACAAAAACAAATATATAAATATAATGAATAAATTAAAGAAAACTTTTGAAGAACAATGGCGAATTTGTTACAATTGGATTATTTGTAATAAATTCGTTAAATGCAAAATAAGTAATTGCTAACATTGCTAATCTACCATTGTTTAATTCTTTTAATTCTAAATCTCTTTTTGTAAATTCACCTTTATTACTATAAAAATTTAGAGGATCAAATCCATAATCGCCAGGAATTCTATCATCGAAGTAATTATTATAATCTTTATTTAGAGAAATTGATTCAATTGTTGATGTAAATACAATAATACTCATGAAAAAAATTGGATTAATTTTGTCAAGACCTCCATTAAGAATAGAAGGAACTTTGTTATTAACAGATAATATGTTTGTATTTTGTGTAATCTCGGATAAATACGGATGAAATAATTCAGAAATTGGCCAACCAACTGTTGCAAGCATTGCTAATCTTCCGTGTTTAATTTCTGCTTCTCTATATTTTTTTAATGCTGTAATATCTGCTGCACAATTTAATGGGTCAAATCCTTTATTACCAACAAAAATAGATGCTGTTCCATCTGCTAAAATAGAATTTTTACTAAGAAATCCAAATTTAATTGCGTTTCTTACATATAAATTACCTCCATTTTCGATACCAAATTTATCAATATTAACAACTCTTTCAAATTCTGAAAAATCAATTTCATTATCATTATTTAAATCTCCTAATTTCATTATTTCATTATTTCCATAATAATTATTAAGTTCTTTTTGATCTAATTTACCAGACTTATCTTTATCAATTTTATCAAAATTTTTCGCATCCATATTATTATTTTGCATTTTTAAAGAAATTCTTGATTTCGGAAGAAAATTATTTGGAATTACAATATTATTAAATGCAAGTGCTAAGGAAATATATGACAAAATATAAAAAATTCTTTTCATTTTAATATTATATTAATATAAGTCTTATATAAATTTTTTGAAATAATCTCTTTGTTTTATAATTATTGCAACTAATAAACTTACTATACCAATAATTATATGTGTTCCATGTGATAAACATTTTTTGATATTAAAGAATCTTCCTAAAGAACAATGATCTGAATGAGTAGCTAAAGACCAAAATAAACCATTTATTAAAAATAAAATAACTAAAATATCATATAATAATTTCATATTAATTCTATATTTTACAAATATAATAATTTATATAAATCACAATAAAAAAAAGAAACAAACAAACCAAACTATAAAAACTAACAAAGTAATGTTAATTTATAAATATATATATCTATATCATATATTATATTATTTACATAATTTGATTTTCGAATTCTATTTATGAATAAGTTATTTTTCTTTTTAATTTTTAAAAACTTTTTATTTTTTTTTAAAATTAAATATCATTTTTTATACACCATTGTAAGTTAAATATCCCAAACTATTTAATTCATCGAATTTAATAACTGAAATATGAGGTTCTATTATTTTTTCTATATAATAATCATCTATATTCATCATAATATCATATATAATATCATATGCATATTTTGCATCAAATATTCCATGATAATCATATGAACTATTAATTATATTTTCTAATACTATCATATTTTCAGTACTTAATTGTTCTATATCACATGAAGATGGTATAATATCATTATTAAGTAATATATATATAATAGATATATCATATAAAGTTTCTAACAAAATATAATTATCAATTTTATTTAAATAATAAAGATATTCTCTAATGCTACCATATTTAATAATTTCATTTACTAGATTTTTAGGTTGTTTAAAAATAACTTTTGAATATATTTTATCAATAATATCATCGGGAAACTTTTCAATCAGTGTTGAAAGCATTTTTTGTATTTTAATATTAAAAAGTAATAATCATTTTTTATATTATTCATCAATGAATTGTTACATTTTATCTTGTAATATATCATAAACAATTTTATTTCTAATATCAATTGTATTTTTTGCTAAAGATAAATTTATCATCATAATTTTATTATATTCATAATCTTTATTATATTTTTCTGTTTTAATTATTTTTGGTAGTTTAACAACATTAATATAATCTATATACAGTAAGTTACATACAATATCATTTACATTCATTTTTTTTAATCTGTTTTTTGATATTGTAAAATTTCGGATATCAGTTAAGAGTTCTTTTGGTTGATTATAAATAATTTTAGAATAAATTAAGTTTGAGATATCTTCTGGTAAATTATCTATATTTTCAAGATTCATAATAATAAAAATGATTTTTTTTATTATATGTTGATAGATTATATTAATGAATTACAATTTAAAAAAAAAAGATGAATTAATTAAATTATGTAAAGAGAATAATATTAAAGGATGTACTAATAAAAATAAAAAAGAATTAATTGAAATGCTTAAAAATGAAAATAAAATTATTACTAATGAATATTTGAATATGAATGATTTAATAAATAAAATAATTAATACAGAATGTATTGAAATGATGAAAAAAATTCCATCAAATTCTATTGATATGATATGTACAGACCCTCCTTACTTTTTAGACGGTTTAGGTGATAATTGGAATAAAACTACAATAGATAATAAAGGTTCTTCATCACTAGTTGGTAATTTACCTAAAGGTATGAAATTTGATAGAAATCAATCAAAAAAATTTTATGAATTTTATTTAAAAGTTTCAAAAGAAATTTATAGAATTATTAAACCAGGTGGTGCATTTATTTCATTTAGTAGTCCAAGATTATATCATTCTATGACAATGGGAATTGAAGATACTGGTTTTGAAATTAGAGATATGTTAGGATGGATTTATACACAATCTCAAGTTAAAGCATTTTCACAAAATCATATTATTGATAAAGATAAATTATTAACAGAATGTGAAAAAACTAAACTTAAAGAATTATGCAATAATTGGAAAACTCCACAATTAAAACCGGCAATTGAACCAATGTGTTTAGCAGTAAAACCTATAGAAAATAGATATATTGATAATTTTCAAAAATATGGTACAGGATTAATGAATACATCTGAAGAAACTAAAACAGGGGATGGATATTTTCCTTCAAATATAGTAACAACTGATGAAATTGAAGAAACAATAGATAAAATATTTTTAGTATCAAAACCAACAAAAGTAGAAAAAAAAGAATATAATACACACTTATCTGTTAAACCTGTTAATTTAATTTCGCATTTAATTAAATTATTTACAAAGGAAGATGCTATAATATTAGATCC